CCCTGCTGCAGCTCCTGTGATAGTCACAAGGTTTGCTGTAGCACTAGAGCCTGTTGGCCTAAATTGCACAGTGTCACCAACAGCCGCTGGTGTGAAAGTCACAAAGAGCCATACGACAATGTTAGGAAGAGTCGTTGTAGGGATTGCGCTATTTGTTGTAAGGTCAATTGCAGTGAAGCTCGTTGCCGTACCACCACTCAAAACAGAAATAGCGGGACTATTCACATAGGTAATCGCGTTCTTCATGTTTTGAGGCTTGAAGGTCGAATATACAAAGTGTGATGAGCCATCGGTTTGAGTAAAGCCCACAAGCCTTAAGGAATCATATCCTGCTGGCAATATGGGTGCGGCATTTGATGTCAATGACAATAGGCCTGCTGGCAGGTTATAGCCCCTTGAGTCTGCAATGAGATAAATCGCATAGTTCGTAGACGCTGCAATTGTTCCTGTGTCTACACCATTTGCGCCACTAGATGCTGAGTTAATCAGGATTGGTTGCTGATAGTTCTGAAATAGTATCGCAGGGTTAATATTGCCATTTGCATCAGGCCAGGATACAGGGATATCAATGACATCATTGCCATCACGGGCTTGACCTGGGGCCAATGCAATTACTGTGGTAGACGCATAAGAAATATTTAAGCCATCTACATACAGGTGAGGCAATTGATAAATTGGATCGTTCTGTATTTGTGGTGTTGAAAAAGTAGCCATGTTTAGTTCTCCAAAAAATTAGCCAGGTGGTTACAAACTGTAACCACCATAATCATCTAGCCTTGTGACAGAGGTATGATGTATCGCATGGAGTACTCAGGTACAATCACAGAACCATGTGTTTCATCGTAAATCATGCCTGTTTGGTTTTGTCCAAAGAGCGAACCGTATGTCAACCTCAAAGAACATGCGGTATCATCGTCATATTCGTTTGCAGTGTCATAAGGGCTTTGCTCTGGCAATTGAGGCATGGCCAAGTAGAACGCATCCCCTCCCAAAATACCGCCGCATCTATGGCTTGGAAGTCCAAGGACTTGCATGCCTGCAACAATAGGAGTGTTTACGTTTTGGTTAGCGCCACCTGCCCAGTTAAGAGCGGGTGTAATGCTAATTGTCACAACACCACTTGAGTTAGAAGCAGCATTGGCTGTTGCCCTAAACTGCACTTGGTTGGCTGAATTGAAGTGTCCAATGAAGGTGAGATATCTGGCATTCGTTTGTCCTGATACACCGTCTTGGAAGGCAAACAAGTCTCCTGCGAACACAGCACTGGCATCACTAGTTGAGGCACCAGAAAACGTGATTTGTGTTACGTTTTGGCCTGTTGGGTCATTGGTGGACACCACAGTCAAAGTTTGTTGGTTAACGCCTGTGTTTCCTGATACGTGGATTGGCATCAAGTTTGACTGATAGTAGCTAACACGAGGAGTACCAAAATCACCCACCTCCCAACTCATTGCAATCTCATCGTTTCGATGTGGCACGAATTGGTTTAAGCCGTTTCCTACGATAGCAGGGACAACGGTATCAGGAAGATAAACCTTGATTCCTTCAGCTACAGAGCCATAGTTTTTGAAAAACATGATGCTTTGCGCGAGCTGTTGATATGAACTCAAACTTGTGCTTCCGTTTCCGAAGAACCTATAGGGGCCTGAGAACGTGTTCTGGGTGTTCGTCAATTGGCTAGTGACGGCTGACGCCCAGTTCAATGCAATGTTCCCTTCAACTTGGGTGGCAAGTTCTGCAATGGCAGACTTCCCGAAGACTCGCATGTAGTCTTCTTCGCCTTTCTCTAAGTTAAAGATACGTTGTTGGGAAGTCACTGCGAAGCTTGTGTTGTTTGCTTGGTCGCAAGTCAAGGTCTGTACGCGTTGTACTGCAGGCTGGAAGCTTGCAACTAAGCTTGCAGTGGTTGTAAACCTAGGGGGAAGATCAAAAGTGACCGTTGAGCCTAAATTTGCCTGTATGTTGTCAAAGTCTTTAAATTTTGTATTTGCTGTAGAAATATGGCAGCAAAGGTTTTGTAAAAGCGCTAAACCTGAACGTTGATAGGTTTGCACCTGTTGTAAAATATTTGTGGGAAAAACAGCCATGTTAAGTTGCTCCTAACTTGTATTAAGTTAGGACTCAGGCACTACCTTATCCTCGGTACTTTCTCTTTAAGTCGTTCATAGACAAGGCACCACCCGAATCCATTCCGGTGTTAGAAGGCCTCTGTTGTGACAGTGGAGCATTAGATTGCCTCATTTTGGAAGCATCATCATTTGCCTTAATAGATTCCGACAATCGTCTAATCTCATAAATGGCGTCCTGAGGATTATGTGCACAAGTTGACTCAAGCTGATAAAGCTTCGTCCTGTTCTTTGCAAGGTCATACAAAATATCGTGCGCATTATCTACGTGTTCAGCCAAAAGCTGTACTACGTTTGGGTAATAACGCATGTCAACGGTATTCGTGACCGCATCGAAGTCCTGGTATTTCTCTTTACCAGGTGCAATCTTTTCCTTATAAGACTCAACAATGCGTTGGGCTGCTTCCGCGTGTTGGCGTTCAATGGTTTCTTTTTCCCATTCCTCGCGCCTACGGTTTAGCTCATCGCTTGTCAGCCTTTTAACATCGTCTTCCGACAATGCTTTTGGGCTTGTGGGCATCTCTGCGTAGTTTGCATGATTGGCGTTCTGCGATTGAGAAATCATGTTCTCACGCTTTCGTGCTTCCTCACCTCTTACGCGACCCACAATCTCATTAAGTTCTGATTGCGTGAACGTCCGTTCAGTTGGTTTCTGAACAGGCTCAACTTGTGCCTGAACCACTTCAGGCGATACTTCCATACCACTATTGTCCATCAAAAGTCCTTCTAGCTATTTCCCCGCTACGGTGGTTGCCTCTGGATAACGCCCAGGTATCGAATTATTACGCCATTACGCTATAAATATGCCCCGATTAACGATACGGGTATCGATGGATTTATGCTGTCCTTAGCACCAATATGGAAATCCATAGGCTTAAGGATAAAAAGTATTTTGATGAACAACAATTGGATAAAGTGGTTTGTATTAGAAAATATTACTTTTTATTAGAAAATATTACTTTTTATTAGAAAATATTAATGAAGGCTAGTTTTTATCGGGGTAAAATAAGGAGTTGGATTATTAATAAGGACATTACATGGTAGATGCATACGATTTCGATCCGGAAATATTGGATAGGATGAAAGATGATTTTGAGGAAGAAGAGATATCTATAGATGACTGGAAGCCAAGAGAAAAAAGTTCAATACCTAAATTAGTGCAGTCAGAATGGCGAAGAAAATTAATAGGGAATGATTTTAACCAAGAGCCTGATATTGACGACGTTAAAAAGATAAAGATGTACATTAAGAAAAAGTGTTCCGATGCAGAAATAATGGCCACATTCGGAATATCTGCTGACATTTTGATTGCAATTAAAAAGAACAGGTACGATCCAGGGGACGGCATAAGTCCTGACTACATAGACAAGATATACAAAGTACTTAAAGAGCAAGCAGCCATTAATAAACAAACATCCAAAGCCCTAGAGTTTATAAGTGGGGCAATTTTTAATACTTCAGAACAAATTAAAGCATATAAAGAACATCTAAAAGGCAGACAAGGAAAAAAAGCGAAGAAGCCACCACAAGATAAAGGCACTATAGGGAGGGCACTATGTTAGTTTTAGATGGCGTTGAATATCTTGTAGAAAAAGAGGCCTCTGCTCGTTATGGTAGGTCTATACATTGGTTTAGAAAGGCAAGAAGCACCTTAAAGAGCTTTCCTTACCATAGACTAAACGGAAAGGTCTATTATTCATCAGAGGGGCTTAATAGATGGTTTAAAGAAAATCTAAAACCTGTTTTATTGTAACAAGGACGTTATATGGACGAAAAATTAGAAATACTATGCATTGAAGATTTAGAAAAAATTTTTAAGGTATCAAAATCAACTATGTTGCGGTGGCGCCATTCTGGAGACTTTCCTGAACCTATGCATCTTGGGGGCAGATCGGTTCGATGGACAAAAAAACAAATAGACAACTGGATATTAAGCCTACATGAAAATAACGCAAAATGCCCTTAGAGTAAAGGTGCCCTCAAAGGCTGGGAAAAAGGAAGTAAAAAAACCATGCCTTTGAGGACGGGACTGCTCGGGTTTTGCCTTAAATGGCCGCTGAAGTTGCTATCCAACTTACTGTTGTGTTTGCTCCAGGATCTGCTGTAAACGTAACAGTCAATGTGGCGCTACCAGGTACTGCCTTTGCTATAGCCACAGCATTAGTGGATGTCAATATAACTGCTGTCACTATCCAGGAGGCTGTCATGCCCGTAACACTAAAGGCGTTTGATGTGCCGCCACCTGCATATACCCCTGTGGTTCCAGCATGAATGGCAGCGCCTCCATCTGTAATTTGGCCTGTAGTAGTAGATGCCTTTACAAAGTTTCCTACAACGGTAGAACCTGTAAAGGTCGCAACGGCTGAAGCTGCAATTCCAGCGTCTGCAACAAGACCTGCGGTACCGCTTGCTTTAACAAGGTTGTTGTTAACAAGAGCTGATGGTGCTACAACTATGTTTGCAGTGGCGCCTGCGGGATCGGGGATTGTAAGAACACTAGCTTGTCCCATGGCAGCATTGGTCACTGTGGTATTTGTGTTACCGGTGTTAGCTGTGGCCGACCATATCAAAGAACCCTTAGAGGCAGTTCCTGGGAAGGACGCAACTGTTCCCGCAGTTCCAGATTGCCCTGCTGCAATGTTACCAAGATTAAAAACGTTAGCTGCTGCTGAAGATATTGTTCCAGTAGTGTTTGTAAAATGGGCAATAGCATTTGCAGTTGTAGGCAGGACCGCGTCCCCTGGGTTTGCCCATGACGTCAATGTAATCTGCCCGTTAGTATTTGAGATACTTACGGTAAATATACCGAATGTGCCTGATTGGGTTTGTTGGCTAAAGCTATAAAGCGCCATCAAAACGTCTGCATTAGACAATGGTATTGCACCCGTGGCAGATGCTGCATTTAAATAACCCGCGGTCGTTACAGTGCTTAAGTTGTCGCTAAATACCGCAAACTTTAACGCAGGGTTATCGCCGTTGGTTACAGGGATTGGAGTTGGATATTGTATAACGCCCATGATAAATGTCCTTATAATGTATTGTTATTGTTATGCACGCCTTGGTGTCAATGAGTCGCCCTTGCGAGCAAAATCAGCCTTGTCGCCTTTGCCCATCTTGCCGTGGTGGCCTTCTACGTCCATTTTGTCATGGCGTCTTTGCAATACGCGCTTGATTCCTTGTTGGTGGTTGTCGTGTACCATCCTGTTGTCTATCATGCCGTGCATGCATTTATATCCACTCATTTCCATCTCCTTGTGATTTTGTTTATCTATGCCTTAGTTTCTTTAAGGTTTCTGCTAAGTTCGCTTCCTTTCTTATGGTAGGGTTTTTGCTGTGTGTTGCCTTATCTAGTTTCTTTGCAGGTATTTTCTTGCCCTCAGGAACTCCTAGCTCCCTATGCAACTTTCCAGGGTGCTTTATTGCATCTTTTATGAAATATTTAGCCATCTTATTGCCCCCTAGTAGCTTCTTGGACGTCTCGTCTTATTAGTGTCTTTCGCAACAGGCTTTACAGACTTTGCAACAGACTTAAAAGCCTTTGATGTTCCTGCTTCTTCTCTTCTATCATAGGGGTTCTTGTCTTTGCCTACGTGACCAGCACCTTTTTGTCTTGTTCTTTTAGCATCCATTGCTCTAACCTCTCAACTCGTTCGCTCATATGTCGTAAAGCATCAAAACAGCATTTTGTTCCCTCATCAAAACCTTGTGCTTGAAGCTCAAGGGCCGCAATTGCCGTATCTAGCTTACGTATTAAATCGTCTGTCATTTCAAACTGTCCTTTTTTACCATCTTTCTAATTAACGCCTTGTCTTCGCGTTCATCATCATGTACTACTTTTTTTTTGCGCCTTTGTGGTGATGGGCCATCATTTTAGCGTGGTGTTTCATTTCTCTCTCATGGTGCTTATGCATTTCTGCGTGATGGCTATGCATATGTTTATGGGCTCCATGCTCATGATGTTCCTTATGGTGTTCTTTTTTATGTTCCTTATGATGGTGCTCTTTTTTGGCCTCATGTTTCTCATGATGATGTTTCATTTTGCTCTCCTTAGGTTGTTTGTGTTCTGGTAATGCCTTAATGCTTCTTGTGTGCGATGCAAATTCCTTGGCTATTTCAGGATGACGCGCGAACATGAAACGGGCTTGTGCACGGCTTTCAAATGGGCACATGGCTATTTCCTCTTTCCCCATACGGTTTCATAAAGTTGTCTTCGTTCTTGAGGATTTGCCCCATCCATATGTCGTCGTACTTGGCTTTCAAG